AAAAATAATTATCGCTACGCAACGCTTGATTATGATACACACACTTTTACCTTAGAATTACTTGATGTTGAGCAAACCCAATATCAAACGATTCATGAGGTGTTAGCTGATCATGTGTCACAGAAACAAACTAAGTATGTTGATATATTATATAGCGGTGGGGTAGATAGTGAAATGACTATCATTAGTTTGAAAAAACAAAATGTACCCTTACGTGCATATACGTTACGGTTTTTATTAAACAGTTATCCTATCAACACACATGATTTATACTATAGCGAGAAATTTTGTCGTAAAAATAAAATAAATCATACTATCATTGATTTAGATATAGAAAAGTTTTTTGAAATTCAATATGCTGATTATTTGGACCCATACGGAATTTCACAGTTTCACGTTGCCACACATTTTTGGTTAGTGGAACAATTAAGTGGATTTCCTGTACTTGGTGGTGATTATTTTTGGCCTTGGATTGAAAAGAAAATATATAGTCCACAACGATACAATTATAATTGTTATGACTTATATATGAAGGACAAAGGTATTCATGGTATTGGGAATATGTTAGGTCATAGTACAGAAAGTTGTAAGTTCTTTATAGAATCACATCATAGGATATATGAGCATGATGTTGCTGATGGTACGTTTAGAAAAATACCTATTTTAAAACATAATATGGCAATTGATTTAGGATATGGTTACTTAGATATTAGAAAACGAAGCTATGGGTGGGAAAATTTAGAATTACTATTATGGAATCCTAAAAAACTCAATCGTGATTTAGTTGAAAAGTATGGTGAATACAAGTCTGTGATTAAATGGAATAATAACTTTGCTAAGCTTATTGATGGAGAAGTTGGTACCAATGATATATTTTAATCGTACGATTTAACTATCCAACCAATTTTTTCTAAATCTGCTCTGATTTCATCGGTTACTACACTTTCCTCAACAAATCCTGAAACAACAGCTTTTTCAAATTCATTCCAATTAGAGAATGTACCAACATCATTGATGCCACTACAATAGTAGTCTAGATAATCTTCTTTACGATTACGTAATCTAGCTACAATCTCACCTGCGCTTCTCCATGATGCAGTCCAGTTAGACTCATCTTTTAAAATAGAAAATGTATCGTCTAGTTTAAAAAACCTGTTATTACATATTGCAGCATACAAATTTTGAGCATACACCCTGTTTTCTAATTTTTCTAGAAACCAAGGTGACTTTATTATATCATGCTCTAAATTATGTTTAACGGAAGGTTCCATGTTTATTATTTATATGGGTAAAGTCTAATTTTAATAATCCAAAAGCCCACATAAAAATAGATACTGCTACCCAATTTTCAAAGGTATATTCAAGTACCAACAATTTATTAAACAAAACATTCCATGACCACATTAGTGCAAATGGTGATGCAATAATTACAGCTAATATAAAACCCATACCAACTAAACCCACAATAACGTTTGTGTTAAGCTGTCTCATATTAAATCTCCTTAGTGGTGCTATTCTCAATCTTTTTTTCCTTACCCTTAGTGTAAAAGATATGGTTACCAATACGTTTTAATTTATGATAGGTCCACTGTGGATTTACATAAACCGCATGAAAATATAGAACGTTATTTGGAATAATATCATGTCCATAATTTTCTGTAAGAACTTTACGTGCAATTTCTTCTGCATTTTTGTAAGATACGCTATTCACATTAGGTGTAGATTTACCTTCACACACCCAACTAAACTGACATAACTTCTTGTAAAATTCAGGTTGAGTAGGGTCAGGTACATTATGCTGTGCATAAACTACCTTACATGGTGTACTTCCATAGCCATGTAGTACACGATTAATAACAACACGTGCAACAGCCACCTTACCTTGATAAGGTTCATTACCTGCTTCATAGTAAATATTTGTAGCTAGGCATCGAATTTGATCCTGTGTTATTGTTTTAATAACAGGATTATTCTTTACAACCTTTGTAACTTCCTGAACTGTTTGGGCAATTTCAGTAGCTACATGTTCAACAGATTCATCCACAAGTGGAGAATTTAGTAATAATTTCGGTTGATACAACTGTAAAGCTAGTGCTAACGGTATCAATAAGGAAATTAGTCTTATATTGCTTATTATAAGCATTTATTCACTCCTTTCTTACTGAAAATCTACAGCTAGATTTTCTTAAACTGCAACTATATTATACTATCCAACATTCACAGTTGCAAATTGTGACATCCTCAATAGCTTCATCTTCTGTGTAGCTTGAGGTTGGTTCACTAACTAACTCAGGTGGTATAGTATTTATCACATCGTAGTTAGGGATAACACCTGGGGTAAGGGGGTAACCTTTACGACTAGGTGCAGGTGGATCTTGAATTACTAAGTCGATTCCTCCTTCTCCATCGGGATTAGTGTTGGGTAGGTTGGCGCCTGGGTGCTTAATGTTTATGTCTACGATAGAGGCACCTGGGTTCATGAGGGCGTTACCTAATGCTGCACTTGTTGGTCTTTGTCCAACTTGTGACAATACAGGTTCTAACACAGGAGCGATTCCACTTGGTGGTATTACCCCATTAACATAAATTTGCGGTGGGTTTTCAGGATCATAACCTGATCCACCATTAAGTAATTCAACACTTGTTACTTTACCATTGGTTACTGTTGCTCTTGCACTAGCAGCCATGGTTTTAATACTATCATTTACATCATTGTCAAATACACCACCTGCAGTACCTACACGTGTTGCATTACGTGCTTCACGCATTAATGCTACTATACTTTGTCCTGCTAACGTTGTCAAATCTGATATGTTTTCAATAGATCTAGCAATTTCTTTATATTGTGTGTCATTTGCCCATATTTCTAATTGTCGAACAAACTCATACAAATCGACACGATTAGTACCTTGACTAATTTGTTGTGGTGTGGGTGCACTAAATGGTATCGCACGTTGTTGCAATGATAACATTCTACCAAGCACATCCCATAAATAATTCAATCGATCCATCGTAGCACCACCGTAGGTTGCGATACGTGCAATTTCATCATTAGCTTCAGCAGTTTTTTGAATCAAACCTTCTTCATTACGAAATTCGATAGGTGTGCTTGATGGTAATGGTCCCACTGACTGATTAAAAACAACGGTAGAACCACTGACACTCATAATGATTGTTCCACTACCTATACCACTACCATAAGCAAATTGTCCGCATGCTACACCTGACGTATCAGCCATAATAATTGAAGTACCTGATTGTGGTGGATAAGGTGGATCAGGAAATGGAGGATCATTACGTGTGGTACGAGTTAAATTTAAACCATAAGTAACTATACTTTGTGCCATAGCATAGATACAATGATAAATGTAAAATAATAATTGAGTTTGCAACGAACGAATTAATGGAATAATTCCCAAATATATTGGGTTATATTGGTCACCACTAATATTACCCATAAAATCTACCATGGTGTAAGTACCACTATTACCACTACCTAATGCAGTTAGATATAGTGCTTCGTCTGCTGCTACACGTGAGCCTGGGACCCCTTCGTTATTATTAACTAATGGCAACTCTTTATTAGTGACTTCAAGTTGAGCTACAGCTTGTGCAAATTTTTGGAAATTCATTTGCTTAATATATTTTACCTGTTGCATGGCATAAGAAAATGCAGCAGCAGGTATAGCAATTTCAGGTGGTACTGTGTTACCAAGATACTCACTATGATTTTGTATGCGTGAATTTACGCCACCATCGACGTACAAAAAATCATAAATTTTAACGGCTATGGTATCTAAACTATAACGTGGTACAGTAAGACTACGATATGAATTAGGGAACATTTTTTGAATGTTCAATAAATCAGCTAATGAGGTTAAATTACGTGTTTGGCAATTGGTAATTACTTTAATTTCATCTAAATCAGGACCTTGTATAAGCAACATTGCATCATAAATTTTCTTCATTTGTGTAAATGTTGCAGGTATCTTAGCATTTAATATGGCATTAATTTCGTCAGTGCTTAATCCTTGCGATAACATTGCTAACTTTAACGCATTAGTAACAGCATTGACGCTTTGTAATTGTAATAAAAATTTATCTGCTTGACCAAAAAATTCAATATCAGCTAAATTTACTGTGTTACCTAAGGCAATTAAATCATTACCAAATAACCTAAATGACAAACTTAAACCTGCAATATCAGCAGTAGTTAAATCATTGATATTAGAATATGCGTTATCTAAAAAACCTTTTGTATTTTTAAAACTAGCGATTGTTTGATTAGTAACATCTCGCCAACCTTTGTGTTGACTAATACTACGACATAAACGAATATAATGGTTAGGTTTGGCTTCGTCTTTTAAGTTCCAAAATTCATAATATGCTTCTCTAGCGTGACAAGCAATATATCCATACTTAAAATATTCATCAGCATCACTATATGCGCTAGGATTGAATAATGTAGCATAGGTATATTCATCTTTAGTCCAACCTGTTAGCCAAGCATAATTATCCATAGCTGCTATAGGACTATGTGGTGATACATATGGGCTAGGATATTGTGGATATTTTAGATTAGCAGGTTCTTGTGGTGGGTATGGATCATGCTCTCCAGGATAAGTTCTCGCAAACGTTTCAGGTCTACGATTACCTAATGCAGGAATCGTACCTGTACCAATATTAATTAAACCACGAAATGTTGTATACTGTACAATACCTTTAACTAAGGGTAAGGCTGCAGTCAAATCATGTAACACGGTTGTACTTGTAACAGTACCTTGTACATATCGTGGAGATACGGTAGGATCATATGTTCCTTGTAATGATCGTACTAGTGGATTAATACACAATCCCACACTGTTAAGCAAACCACTTAACGCATTGAGTTGAAGTGGTGTAAATTTACCATTATAACTCATGGGACAAAAACGTTATTACTACCTTGTACGATACTATGACCACAACTATTACCGCTACCAACTTTTAAAACAGGCGCACCTTCACAAATTACTGTAGGGCTAGCAGATGTAGTTTTAGCTTTTTTGTGCTTAGAACCTTTAGGGTGTGGTGTAATTGGACTAACATGTAATCCTACAGGTATTCCATTGCAGAAAACGGTACCTGCACCACGCATGATTGCTCCACCTGCTTGATTTTTGTCCCCTTTTCTGCTTAATGCTGCCATAATATTATCCTAAAATAACCTTCTTTTGTGTTGGTGTGGCAATACCTGTAGTAGCTTCAATATACTTTGATCGTATAGCTGTATCAGTTTCACCATATAACGCAACGTTATTAGTATTTAGTGTAATATTTTTCTCATGATCCGCAGTAAATAAACTTGGAATTAATCCCATGCCTTGTGGTCCTGGGGCAATACTTACAGGATCTTTGACGATAACCTTATTGTCTTGCAGTTGTATTACTTTAGCGACAATTTCCTCGCCACTATTCATTTTAAACGTATAAATCTCATCTAATTCAATATTCACATTAACCTCTGTTTAAGTTGTTCAAATCCACCTACGTATTCATCATTAAGAAAAATTATAGGAACTGTTCTAGCTGTTGGAACTACTTCCAATAAATCTTCTTTAGTCCATCCATCACCAATTTTACGTTCTTCAAACTCAATACCTTTTTGTTTTAATAATGATTTTGCTTGTTCACAATATTGACAATGGTACTTACTCCATACAATTGCTTTCATTTTTTTCCTTTTTATTCAAGTATTGTACTGCGAAATTTTCCATCAAATGATCAATAACTTTGGGAAACTCATTTTCAGGAAACTCACGTCTACCTAAATTTAATATTCTCATTGTTAATACAATATTATCTTTCACATATGGTTGCGTATTATCTCTTCTGTCTGCACTAATTGCAAGTGGGTGATACGCAATATAATTATACTTTGTATCCAAATTGACATTAGTCCAATAACATTTTCCTTCCTGCTTGTTATAAATCTCTATAATATCTTGTGGGCTTAATATAATATCTTTGACAGGTCTTTGACTTATTTTGTTTCTATTCATGCTCCACTTAATACTATTAAGTATCTTTTTAGCAAGTTTTAAATCCATTATATGCCTTATAGTTCAGGCAGTAATTCCTTTTCAACTGTATCACTCATTACGCCAATAACATAACTTGTGCTTTCTGTTTCTTGTAAAGCTGCCTGTTTCTTGTTAACGTTTAAATGCTTGTTAAACCAAGGAATAGGATTGCTCTTAGGATGACTGCCCTGATATTTAATACCGATATCCTTAAGCTTAGAAAAAGCAGTGTAATCCACAAAATCTTTTAATATATCAGCATTTAAACCAATAACAGGTCCCTTCTTAAACAAATAATCTGCCCATAATTTTTCTTCACGTATAACATCTTCATACAGTGCGTATACTTCTTGTTCACATTCAACCTTAGCTTTTGCAAAACGTGGATCTTCTTTGACTACTTGATTAATCATCCATGCTGTCCATTCAGTATGTAATAATTCATCTTGCAATATCAAACTAATAATATTACCATTACCAATAAAGATCTTGTTCTCTACCATCGCTAAACTTGTAGCAAATGATACCATAAAACGAAATGCTTCTAATGCATAACTTGCGTTAAGTGCTAACCAAATTGCTTTAATATGTGTTGATTCAAGGAAAGGAATATAAGGAGCTTCAGAAGTTTCTTTCAAACAATTTAGCTTATGTAACTCATCGTAGTATTTGCCCACACTAGATGCCATATCAATAATTTCTTGTGTATCGTGAATAGTATTGAATACATCTTTTGGTACACCGTAAATATTACGTATAATATGACTATAGCTTTTACTATGAATATTGGTTTCAAAGAATGACCAATTGTTTACTAGTGCTTCTAGTTCAGGCAAACTTACTACAGGAGTAAACACTTGTGATGGTGCACGACCTTGTATACTATCAAGTGCAGTTTGTCGTAACAAGTTACTAGTAAAGATATGTTTAATGGCTTCACTAGCATCTTTCATATCCATTTTATCTTTGGTTAGTGTAACTTCTTCAGGTACCCAAAAAAATCCACGTGCAGTTTCTTCAAACTTTGCAATCTTTGGATATTTGACTTCTTCGAATCTTTGTACAGTAATTGCACCATCCAAAAACATATGACGGTTTAAGTAATCTACTTTTGTTTTTAAGTTATATTGTTCTTTACTCATTTTGTATAATCCACTGTTTGTGTAATTCTCATAACACTTAATTTTGGTGCAATACCTAAACCATTGTTATGATCAAAATTTAATAACACATCAACACCATATTGTGCATATAATTTTGATATTAAAGCATTAATATCATCAACCTCAGATTTTAGCGTAACTACTAATGCTTCAACTGCTGATTCTTTCATTACTCACCTCTAAAATATTTTTTAAGAACGGAAAGTTTATCTTCATAATCTGCAATTAATGCCAATTCTTTTTCAATTGCGTCCATAATATCTGTGTGTTCAGGTATGGCTATTGGGTTATTCAACATAACTTCAATATTCATACAATGCTTTCTAATGTGTGACTCAAAATGTGCGATTGACACACTAATTAATTTTTCTTTCATTTAATATCCTATAATTTGCAAGCTTCACAATCTTCTTCTAAAAATTCTTCTTCAATGGGTGGCGTAAATGGAATAACATTGTCATCTTTTAATGCTGCCTTTGCGCCCATCTTATTAATCAATGAGTAATAATATGTCTTAAGCCCCCAATGTATGCCTAACATCAAATTTTTAGCAACTATGGTAGCAGGTACCTTACCTCCTTCATAATGTGCAGGATTGTAAAACGTGTTCGTACTTATGCTTTGATCAATATATGCTGCTAAAACTGCTGCAGTTTTTAAATAATCCACACAATCTGTTTGTTCCCACATGAGTTGATAACGACCTTTTAATCGTTTGTACTCAGGAACTACCTGCACAAAACTACCTGCTTTGCTTTCCTTAACACTGATCAATTCCATAGGCATTTCAATACCATTTGTACTATTCAGTACTACTGAGCTAGACTCAACAGGTGCAATAGCCATTAACGTTGCGTTACGAATGCCATATTGTTTCATTTTTGCACGTAATGGTTCCCAATCAATACTTGGTGTAAAATCAGTTAAATCATTGACACCTTCTGCTCTACGCTCCCATGGAAAAACACCTTTGCCATAATAAGTATATTGGCTACGGTGGCATGAGCCACGCTCTTGTGCTAGTTCTACACTCATTTCTGTTAAATAAAATGCTTGATGTTCCATCCAACGTTTTACTTCAGCAAGTGCATCAGGTGCACCATAAGAATAATTTCTACGTGCATGCCAATAAGCAAGATTGGTAACACCAACTCCTAATGGTTCGAACTCGCTATTAGCTAGTGCACTTTGTACACTAAGAAAATCTTGGTAACTTAGTAAATTACTTAAACTACGTACAAGCACACGACATGCCTTGCGCATATCCTGTGGTGTTTTAAATGCACCCCAATTAATACTACCTAATGTGCATAGGGCAATCCTGCCATTAGGGTCATCAATTCTTTGGAACGGACGAGTTGGTAGTAGTATTTCTTGACAAAGATTACTTTGGTATATAGGATCTGTTTTAGTATCAAAAGAGCTTTGTTTAATAACGTTATCAATGTTGACAAAATATATTCTTCCTGTATCTGTTCTTTCTTTTAATATACCATTTTTAAATATTTCTTCAGCAGAGATAACTTTTTTCTTGATATTCTTTGCATGTTCATATTTAACATACAATTTCTCAAATTCAACTATATCTCTGTAATAAGCTTCGTATAAATCAGGTACTTCATGTGGGTCAAACAATGTGATATTTTCATTGTTTTTATATCTGCGCCAAAATAGTTTACTTACAACAATGCTATAATCCATTTGTCGTACACGTGTTTCTTCGGTACCTTGATTATTTTTTAGTACAATAAAATCTTCAAATTGTGCATGCCATATAGGAAGTGTAACCGTACAACTTGCATTACGAATACCACCTTGTGAGCATGAACGAAGGTCAGCAAACCATTTCTTTAAAAATGGTACTAATCCTGTATGTTTAATTTCACCATTGCGAATAGGTGCACCTAATGGACGAATTCTACCGATTTCTAACCCAATACCTGCACGTTTACTCGCATACTTTGCCATCATTTCTCCTGCAGCAAATATGCTATCAAGGGTATCATCACTACTGATAAGAACGCAAGAACTGAACTGTTTAGTAGTAGTCCCAAGCCCAGCAAGCACAGGGGTGGCAAGAGTGAAATGACCATCTGAAGCGCACTCATAATATTCCTTTACTAACTTTAATCTAGTATCTTTTGGTTCATTGTGAAATGCTGTAGCTGCTGCAATAGCATATCTTATTTGTGGAGTTTCATAAATTTTACCTGTAGCACGATTTTGTACAAGATACTTTTCACATAGCTGTTCAATCGCACTATAGGTGTATTTTTGATCTTTATCATGATCTAAAAATAACTCAATCGTATCCCATTCTTGTTCACTATACCACTCCAACAAATCAGGGGTATACATACTTAACTCAACATTACGTTTTATAATATCGTATAAACGTGGTGGTTCATATTTTCCATAGACTTCTTTGCGCAACATAGAAACACGTTGGCGACCTGCTACATATTGGTAGTTAACATGGTTAGTTTCAGGGTTTTCAGTTTCATCAATCAAATCAACCATTGCCTTGAGCAATAGTTTATCAATGGTTTCGGTTGTCATGCCATCGGTAAATTGAATTTGTGCTCTAATTTCAACCATACTTGGGCTAACATTATCGATACCACGGCATCCATTCTGTACCTGACGCTGTATTTTTGCGATATCTAAGGGAACACGAGATCCATCTCGCTTAATTACGTGTATTGTCATATATAAATCCTACTTTATTTTTCTTTTTGCTGAGTCTAGTGAAAGTTGTTTTTTAATCTTGAAATCTTTGAGACAATTATTTAACACAGTGTTAGGCCAATAATTAAGTACATATTTTGCGCTATCGACTAAGACTAAAGGGCATTCTGTACCTTGTTTATCATCTGCGATTACAAGACTTATATCACTGATTTTGCTCATCTCCAAAGTGTATACAATTCCCAATGCTCTAGTCAATAGGCAATACATATTTTCAGATAATAAAGTCCAAGGATCAGGCCAACTTCCTTGATCTAATGGATGTAAATGATAGGTTACTAATGGTGCCATCTGCCACCACGCATCAATAGCAATACATTTATCGGGAATAGAATAGTCGGATATTTTACTTCTTAAATCTTTCCAATCCCGTAAACGTTGTTCAAAAGAGCATTGGAAAATGTTCATAACATTTAATAGTTATTCTCTTATCCAAGCTGCCTGAAAATAATTAAGCACTGACGCTGTACTTTGCCATGTACCACTTATTACAGAACTAATTGCACCGATACTAATATAATCACTTACACCATCTAAGTATAATAAAGTAGATAGATTACTATATCCAAGTAATCCCCATGTTGGTGTGATAGCAACAGTAGGTCCTTGAGCTATCAATGATCCATTCTTATATAAAGCTATACTAAACGATCCACTAGCTACGCCTGAAACAAGCTGAGGTAATAATGAAACATTAATTTGATAATATCCCCCAACAAGTGGTGTAAATCTACCATTAACAGTGTTATAATATGTTCCAATATTATCGGTGGTAGCAGCATAAATTAAATTAGTAGTGCCTGTTGTCAACGATTGTGACACGCTATTAACTGCTCTAAACAATGGACCATTAAGCCCTGTTAATTGTGAACCATTTCCTAAGAAATAATTAGCAGTAATGTTTCCATTTGCGGTAAATCCACTATCTAAATTTAAATTAGTAATGAGAACATTACCACCAACAGTTAATGATCCACTTACTACTGCATTAGAAGTTACAAAATCACCATTAGGGAAAAATTCAGAGACTATTAGTCCACTACCAACGGTAAGATTGGTTAGTTGACCAACTTGAGTAATTACAGTTTGATTAGCGGTTTGTAATTGCCCGTATAAACCATTAGCAGCAATAACAACATTGGCATCAATATTAGCACCAACTGTCATTGAATTGGAGATATTTAAATCTGCTAAAGTTCCAATCGAAGTAATGTTAGGTTGGGCAGCAGTTGTAATAACACCACTGAAGAAATTAGCTGTAACTAAGTTTCCACCATTGACATTATTAGCTACTATATTACCATTGGCTGTTAACGTACCATTAATAATAGCACCTGTATTAGCCACTACAACCACATTGGGCGTACCAATTGCGCTAATGTTAACGTTACCATTGACTGCAGGAATATTAACGCTACTATTACCATTTGCCAATGCACCAACAAAATTAGGTGCAATTACATGTGAACTTACAACTAAATTACCAAATACATTAGCTGTAGTCGCTGTAAAGTTAGCAATATTATTACCATCAACCGTTAAAACAATGTTTGCATCATTAGCTACTGTAACATTACTTGTACCATTTGATAACGGACCGTGTAATGAACCTGCAGTAAGATTACCAACTACCGTTACATTATTTGCAAAGGTTGAATTCGCTGATGTTCCATCTGATTGTATACTTAAAACATCTGCTTGTCCGTAACTAGTAATACCAATCTTACCATTTGAATAAATTAAAACATTGCTATTACCTTCAATAATTGTCGGTGTAGTGACATTTCCAACAAAGGTTGTAGCTGTTACTGTATTTCCAAACGTTGCTCCTGATGCTGTAATATTACCACCAACTGTTAAGTTAGCTGAAATATTACCTGATCCAACCACACCTAACGCACCTATGACATTGGCACCATTAGCTGCAATGACATTTTGTGCTGATAAATTACCTGTAGATGTTATATCACCTACGCTTAATGATGTTAATGTACCAACACTTGTAATATTAGGTTGAGCATTAGTTGTTACTGTACCTGCGGTTGTTGCATCATCAACGTCAATAGAATAAGATCCTGACAATCTTGCTGATGGAATCGTACCACTTGATAGATTACTTGCGTTTAATGCGCTTAATCCGCTACCATTACCTGTGAACACACCTGTATTAGAGGTGAAGTTTGCTGCTGTAACCGTAGAACTATCTAGATTGACACCATTAATGTTTGCGCTTGTGTTGATTGTAATAGAATTTGCGGTGACACTTTCACCTGAAATATAACCTTGTGCAGTAAGATTACCTGTTAGAGCAATACCATCTGAATTTGCCCATACGTTATTGTTACCAACAATAAGATTACCTGCGATATTTGAATTAGAACCATCATTTACAAGTAAGGTTGAAGCTGCACGAATAAACAAGTTTGCAGTAATTGTATTTGAAATAATGTTACCTGCAATATTTGCTTGATTAGCATTTAAGCGATTAGCAAATACTTGTCCACTACCAATTGATACAATGCTATTAGCATCAGCAAAAACTACAAAAGTGTTTTGATCTGTATTAGAAACACGTAAATTACCTGTAAATATTGCATTAGAAAATTCTGAATTAGTATTGACTGTTAAATTGGCACTCTTAATATGACCATTAACATCTAATGTACTATTAGCTTTATCAAAGGTTAAATTTGCGCTAGCATCAAAACCACCTGCGGTATTGAATTGTATTTGTCCTGTTGATCCTGCAATGTTGCTTGTTGAGCCACCTGGGATGGCACTCCAAACCAATGTACCATTACCATTAGTTTGTAAAAAGTATCCGTTGTTGCCCCCACCTACGTGTAAGTTTTCTACATTAGCAATGGTAACATTACCACTTAACTCAATGGGGCTATATTTGGTAAGAATTTCGGTATTGTTTGGGTCAGGGTCCCCTACACGATTGGAATCATTTCCAATAAACAATCTGCGCTCATCGTCTGCCCAACCGAACTCACCCGCACTTAATTGAGGCAAATCAATTAAGTTACCTGTCCTTACTTGGATTTTACTTATTTGGATAATTGACATAGTATATCTTTTATAGTGATATACTTATTTATTCAATTATGCAACGTGTAGGGTTTGTTTTTCCTCAAAGTATTGTTCTAAACGATCCCACATCATTCTGTTGAATCGTTTCCATTCATCACCTTGTAAAATAAATTCTTGATATAATGGTGTTTGGTTGTTATCAGGTTTAACACACATCATAATAACACCTTGACTAATATTAGTCCCATGTACTTCATTATGTGCATTAGCATAAAATACTAACTGAAGAAAATACCCATCAATATATTCACGTTTTTTAGGTTTATTAGATTGTTTAAAGTCAATAATACTAGGAATACCTTTATGTACACCAACACAATCAGTAGTACCTGCATATAATTGTGGATAATATAATGGCACCTCTACACCCCAAAATTCTTGACAATGATTTAATCCACCATGTATAACTTGTTCTGCCATGTGCCAACTATCATGGTGCATGAAATTAGATGACTTAGGTGGTTGTACACCATCTTTAATATATCGTTCTAGATAAGTGTGCATTTTAGTACCACGATTTGCAGCTTCCGTAGTAATTTGCTGTGCTTTTTCTGCACCTACACGTTTTTTCCATTCAAATAATGCACGTTTTTCTTCTTCAGGTTTAGTAGCATCAAGTATGGTTGTTACTGAAGGTAGCTTACCTGCAGGTGTATCATAGTGTCTTTTGCCATCAATGTTGACACGATTAAAAGTGGTATAGTTAAATTTTGGGTTGTACATTATGTTTTAGATTTTATAATAATTTATTAAGAATGTCAACCAATTAGGATAAACTAAACAGTAAAACTTTCGCCACAACCACAACGACTTTTTTCGAGTGGATTGATGAACTCAAATCCTTCGTTTAATCCTTTTTTCTGATAATCTACTTCTAATTCATTGAGATATACATGGTGCTCAGGTTTTGTATAAACGTGTACACCATATGATTCATGTATAGTCATACCAATTTGAACTTGGTCAACATATTCTAGGGTATATGCTAAACCACTGCAGCCTGTGGTTTTTACACCGACTGCGATTCCTATTCCACGCCCACGGTTTTCTAATAATGTTTTAACTTTGTTTGCTGCTACTTCAGTTAACCTAATCATGCTTACATTGATTTTGTTGCTTTTATCGCTTTATCTTTAACAATTTTCGCACTATCATCGGTAGGTAATGCGTCACTGCCTTTATCAAGACCCTTAAAAGAAACTCCTTTATCAAAGTCCGAAATAATATTTTTAATAGGATCATCTTGGATTATGTCATAAAGGTCATCTTTACTGATATGAATACCATCTTTACCCAAAATATTTAGTACTGAATCAACGCTATAATTTTTCTTTGCACCGCTATCTTCTTGTCGTGCACGTAATTGACTAAGAATAGAGGTGATCCTCACACGTAGAGGATCATCCTGCTCAGTATCTTCTTTGACAAATTCACGAAATCGCACGATTAACGCAACTCTCTACCTGCTCCACCTACTTCTTCCTCATCAGGTGCGGGAAGTTCAGGAATTTCTTCTGCTGCGTCCATGTCTGCGCCTAATTCTGCTGCAGGTGCTGCCATTGCAGGTTCGTCACTAACAGGTGCTGCTGCTCCTGCTGCATCAAACCCTGCTGATGCTGCACGTCCTAACAATACATCTTGTGCGCCTACAATCGATGACTTAGCTTGCGCAATTGCATCTTGTAATTGTGTTAATGCTTCGCTAGCACTTTGGCTAAACTGATCTGCACCTTGTGCACTTTGCTCAGTTTGACGCATTTGTTCTTCAATGGCTGCAAGATCTTTTACACGCATATCACTAACACGCTCAACCATTTTCTGCAACTCTTGAATCATATTTTCTGCTGCCATAACATTAGCTGCAGAAGTAACTGTTTCATCTTCTACAACAATATTTGGTTTAACATTTAAGTCAGAAAAATGATTAGATAACATCTGTTCCATCATCAATAGTTTTAAATATGAACTATCTTTGTGACTTTCATGTAACTTGCTTGTTGAACGAACACCTTGCAATAAAGTACGTACTTTGTCAAGCATTGTTTTCGTTGTACGAAAATCTAGCTTATCTAAATCATATTGCATGTTGTAGTGCTCTTTAAGCGCACGATTAGCAACTTTGCTAGCTTTACTTTCGTTTAGTTCTGTTAATCTCATGTTCAAATCCTTTTTGTTGGCAGTCTTTAGCAACTATAATGTATTTATCTAATTCATCTGTAAATTTACTATGTTTGTCAAACACATTTTGTAACTTAATCCAATGTAATATATATTCATCTAACTTTTTCTTCTTCTTGTACTTTTGATACAATTTTTGTTCCAATGATAATCCATCAAGTAAGTTGTCTAACTCATGTACCCTACTAGCTTCATACATCTTAAAATTTTTATGCAAAATAGCATAAGTTATTGCATGTCTTAATTTAACAAACACAAATTCTTTTTCATCACCACGCCTAATTAGGTAATAATTATCAGTTCTTTTTTTGATAAAGTATTCATTAAAAAGTAGATAGCCACCATCCGTATCAACAATAATTCGATTTAAAACTTTTGGTAGTACGATTTCAGCAATATCTGCTAACTTGTCATAGGGTATTTTACGCATCAATTATTTCAAAGTGTATATTTTTATATTCTTTAGAAGTGTTCAATGTACCTGAAAGTATACCTATTTCTTCTAAACCTTTAATCATAGGTACTGCTTCACAATCAGTATATAGTCCTTCTAACTCATTCTCACCCACTTGAAACACACCATTTTGTAGTACATTAAAGGTAAATGACCACATGGGTACCATACCACTGTTCTTATATTTGTTACCAAAAAGGTTTGATAATTTTTTGTGTTCTTTAATAGGTGAAGAAATTTCCTCAGGTTGGGCACGTATGTTTATACATTGTAGTATGGTTTCAAAGTTTGATTGTTGGCTACCTTTTATACCAAGATCATCTTTTCTATCTAATTTTGCTCTACGATGATTTATTCCTGTTTGAGTTATATCGTATAGCGTTACGCACCTTATCTTCATAAGGATATTTAACGCCAATAAAAAAGCCCCGAAAAAATCGGGGCTAGTATGTATAATATATTATTATATATTATGGTTTAGCTAAATGTTGCACCATTTGATACAGCGATATTTGCTGTGAAGCTGCTATTAGCTGCTTGAATACCATTGGTGATAGCTGTGTCTAATGTAGCTGTTGTCCATGCACGTACAGGATAAACAGCAATTGCTAATGTGTCATCTGTAGCATTTGTGTACTGATACAAATGAATGGTAGCTAATTGCTCGATTGACTGAAATACTGCTGTTGCATAGTCAGCAATCTGTGAACCATTACCTGTGACTGTGAAAAACTCAAGAGCAGGACCTTGTGGCTGTACGGGTACACCACTTGTCATTGCATTGACGTTAGCACTATTAGTATAAGCATTACCTGTATCGTCATCATATACTGCTACGGGTAGAAAATCACCATTAACTCTTGTAAAACCTGCCATTTTAAATCTCCTTATTTTTAAAAGCCATAAGCTCTACATTTATTTATCAAAGTTGAAAAAAAATCGGTTTTTAGGTAATTTGTTTTTGATAGTTGGCTAAAGTACTGTCAATATCCGCAGTTATTTGGTTAAACTGCTGTGGATATTTTGTTTTTAACTTGAGCAAAGAATATAAAACAATGTTTGTAAGTTCATCTTCATTATAATAATTAGCACGTACATTAGTTAAAAACTTATTTACGTTGGTTTTATCATAGTCATCAAACGAACCTACATCACTTGTTGCTGAGCCTGTTCTACTTTTTAATAATTGTTGCTTATAAATTAGCTCTAATATTTGTGCTGCTTCTCTTTCTGCTTCATCTTTTTTATTCTCATTGTATAATTTTTCAATCATTTGAATCTGTTGTTTATAAACAGGATCACTTTTACTTGGATCAAATTTTACAATGGTTTTTAGGTAATTAGTAAAGCTACCTGGGTCTTGTTGTTGTTCAAGTATGGCAGACTCTAATAAAGCATATAAATCACTAAACTTACCTTCAGTCATACCACGTGCTTGTCGTTGACGCACTAAGGTTGGCATAGGTGTTGTATAATCAGGTGGTTTACCACGCCTCATATCAGCTTGTGCTCTAGTAGCTGCCGCAGCACGTTTAGCATCATATCCTGCTATAGATGTAGGTGCTGCCTTTAAATTAGGTGTAGGCAACATATCCTGCTTAGTTTTTTGTTGGACTTGACGCTGTTGTGCAGTGGTTTGTGCTATCTTTTTTGGTCCCACACCCATTTGATAACTAGTTGGTTGATCAACCGTAGTAGGAGGTTGATATCCCGCTAATTCACGTGTTTGTTGTGCCCATGTAGGATATGCTTGTAGTGTAGCTTTGATTTTTGCACTAATAGCTGCATTGTCCGTTTGAATTTTAGACGGATCTCTGCGATCAAGTTGTTGTCTAATTGCACTAAAAACTTGATCCAAATCTTCTAGTACAAAATTATTCATCAGAATTCTTCTTTAAACTCTTTGCAAATTTATCGCTATCACGATTTTTAATGGCAACAAGCAATTTACGCTCTAATATTTCAGCTTGTTCAGGAGTGTAATTGCGTTCAATCACTTCTAATAAATGTATAGCACTTGTAATAATACTGTTGGCACGACTTTCAATAATGTGCTTAGTATCACGTGTGCGACTTAACGCTTCTAATTCTTCTAATAAACTGCGAGTCTTTTTTTCCATGATGTAGTATTTATCTAAAATATTACAGTATCATGAAGAAATACCCTTTATTTGCGCTAGCTTAGCCTTTAGATTGGTACTCATACTTGCCGTAGGTACTTTTACAGATTCTTCAACTTTGCTCTCAATAACGTTACTACCTACCTTAATTTGATCTAAAATATTGGATGTTGTAGTTTGTTGAACATCATTGTCTGATTCATCATCATAAATTCTCAACGTATCAACATTAAATCTTAGGTTCACTTTTTGTCCAACCCCACTACTACTACGTGTTTTCATTAATTGTACTTGATATTGACCACGCTCACGCATGTTTCTACTAGTAAAAATACCAAAAACATTGTCAGCAGTGTTAATTTTACTAATACCACCACTGATATGACTATGATCAAACTCAACTTCTTCAACAGCACTACGGTTTAATTGACTAGCTGTTACAAATAATACATTTAATTCTTTAGCAAAATTACGCAATTCTTCAGATACAAATTTATCCTTTGTAAACAAATCACTTGCACTGATTTTAACAGATACAGGCATTAATAAATCCATATAATCAATACACATAAAGTCTAGTTTCTTTTCAGTTTGTACCTGTAACTCTCTACAATATGATCTAATATCATTAATATTACTTTGTGCAGGTAAGTATTTGACAAACAAGCGACCTGACTTTTTCTGTGCCATCTTAATCTTTAACTCTACATCGTCAATATTTTTAAATATTTCCTTGGTAGCAATGTCAGTCATCATACTATCTATACGCCATGAACATAGGTTTTCACTAAGTTCTAAGGTTATATATACACCATTTAAACCTTCACGTACCCAATTAACTGCTAAATTTTGCATGAATAATGATTTACCTGAACCACTTCCACCCAAAAATAACTGTAATTCACCACGATTAAACCCACCATATAGCTTATTATCAAGCACAGGCCATCCCGTACTCATCTGTCCATTGTTTTGTTTAATCGCTAATAAACGTCCTTTTGGGTCATCAAAATAATCTGTACCTAAGTCTTTAGTTAAACTAATCTGTACTGCATCTTTAATAATTTTCTCAACAGGATCATAGTTACCCTTTTCAAGTAACTCTGCGCTCTTTAAAATAGCACGTTCTAGTTCTTGTTTACGTGTGAACTTTTCAAACTCATCAAAAAACCATTCTGTATCTTGTTCACGCAAGTCTGCAATACGTGTTAACTCAACGGACGTTGTTAATTTAATCTTTTCTACATCAGGTATGACATGATACTTATTTGAAAAATCAATCATAAACTTTACCGTGTCTTTTAATTTACGGTCAAAGTTTTCAGGATTCAATATATTCTGAACACGAACAAATAAGTTAGGCTCAGTGATCATCATTGATAGGAAGAATTTCTGTACGTCTGTTGTATATTCCATTATAGTATTTTATCTTTATAAATTTTTATCTTTGCGGCACTTGTTGTTGCATGTTGAATAATACTTAATAATGTTGGAAAACGACCATATTTAATAACAGCATCATTTACATCTTTAACAGTCTTATCCCAATAAGGAGGAATACTAACTGAATAACCAAGTTTTAATGCTGAATCAATACCACTCATACCTGCTTCATCTCGATCAGGCACAAAAATTATTCTTCGTTCCAACTTTGCAAGTAACCATGATTGTTTTTCGGATACTTGATTGGACATTATAGCACATCCACCAATAGCTAAAGCGTCAAATTGCCCTTCTACTAGAATACATACTTGCCACGTTGGATGTTGTGCGTCCATATTAAACACATATCCTGATTGCTGCTCAGAAATATACTTAGGTTTACGATTATCGTAATATCTACTAGTATACCCCACCATTCTATTATTAAGATAATACGGTATAATTACTCTATCACGATCCCTACCTTCTGCATGTGGGGTAATATAAAAATCATAGTCTTGTGGTGTAAACCCACGGTTGTTCAAAAAATCTACATATGGTTGATGTGTACCTATCGTTGGATCTATAGGAATAGCATCTTTGGGTAAAGGTATATCTTTAAATACAATCTCACGTATTTCACGTTTTTGAATAAGTTGCGTTGTATCACGCAATTTCATCGCTTCTATGGCAAGATGCTGTATCTCATCATCGCCCATGCCAATCCATGATAAGAATAATTTAAAATGCGAGGAAAATAATTTACCTGCTGCATAGCCACATTTGAAATTACAATTAAAGCATGAATAGGTTAACTTTTCTTCAGTATGAATTAAACCTCCACGCATCCTTGTATCAGGTCGATGACCACGATGATGACAGCATACCGCATTGGCAGATACCCATCCACCTGATGTACGCTTGGTCTTACGTTGTGACCAAAATTGTAAGGTCTGATTAATGATCGTATTCATGCGCCACAATTATGACACAAAACACTTACGTATTCAACTACTTAGGATTATCTAGCAAGAATTTTAACAACATCACCTTTTAAGTACTGCTGATTTGTTTCAGGTGGTCCACTACCGTAATTTTGAATCGCTAGTCTAACATATGGATGATATCCTGTGATAGTCTCGCCAACTGTTTGAGTTACGCCTGTAGGATAAGGTAAGGCATTGGCATTGCCATAAACAACAGTGTTACCAATACTATAAGCACGTGAAAAGTCTGCAATATTGCTACCTTCTATAGTAATGTTACCACAAAATTCTTCAATGCGATATTGAAGGGTAAGCATTTGCGCATCTTCATTCTTTATTTCACTACTATAATAAGTCTTTGGTTGTGGCTGTGTACTATTGCCACCTTGCATTGCATTACCCTGTGTTGGTCTAGGATGGGTAGGAATAGTTACATCTAATGATGGAAGAACAGCGGGGAATATGCTATCAGTAATAACCAAATCTCCACGTGCAATACCACTTGCATTAGTAAATACTGCAGATCCTGCGGTATCCGTATTAACCCACGGTGTATTGGTTAATTCAATCGTATAGTAGCAATATTGTGGGGGTACTTGATTTACTTCAGATATTGATAATTCTAAATTAAAAATACCTGTAACGGGCAAGTTAGGAGTTAATTGTTTGGTTAATAATAGCTCAGTGCCATTATTGTTTAGAACACGAAAATACAAATACTTTCCTGCCAAATTGATTGGTTTTTGGTCTTGATTAATAAATGCAAATTCAAGCACATTATCAACACCACGATTTAACATTAGTTGTTTAGCATACACTGTACTATATCTCCTTGTTGCAATAGATCCTGCAGAACTTAATAAAACTACATATTGTCTTTGATTATATAAATACATTTGCGTTTGATATGCAGCCACGTTAAAGGTTCCTTTATAGTATATTTATGTCATCAGATTTCTTAAAAAAATTGAGTGCAAACCATCCATTCATAACTGTTTGCGCATATGCAGGACAAGAATACATTGGTGTCATACAAAATCGTGACGATGATGTAACTACTTTTTATGATTACGGAGCAATCATAGAACAAGAACTAAAAAAATTATTTTTAGAACTTGGTGATGTATGGTGGTGGGAAAGTAATCGACTTATACCCATTAACATATTTCTTAAAGATGAATGGTCGCCATTTAAACCCTATCTTAAAACCTTTAATAATAAATCATTAACAATAATACATGGTCCTGCCACTAGTATAAGTGAATTAACCAAAAGACGCATCAAGCGACGAAGTATCACTCTCGTCAAGCGCATGTAATCCCAACTCATCAAGCAAATTCATATGCACTATAACTAAATGTGCATATGCAATACTATGGGATTTCTTAAATGAATATCCGTCATTACCTTGGTCCCATACAGTTAGCGCAACATCTGCCCATGATTTACCAATCAAATGCCGCTTCCCAGGCCGTATCACCGATAAAAACATTGCCATTCTAGGGATTGAATCAATCTCTTGTGGCATTTTAAGCATACTGTCATAATGATCCCCAATATGAATTAGTTTTTGGAAGAATTCTTTTTCCTTTAATCTACTCCATTGTGGATCACGCATTAATTCAGTTAAATGTTCTTCATCACGTACATATTTGTAAATCCATACATTTAAAAAATCTAGTTTAACATAACCACGATTTTCTGCTTCATGATAATTTAGTGCGCTCCAATCATTAATAGGATCATAAGGTATCTCGGTTACGTATACGCCTGTAGGATGCTTACGTAGTTTATTGTTTGATTTAAGGTGTGCAGAAACGTGTCTAATATGTTGCAATATATCATCACGATTTGCAAAATCTATATCAATATCACTTTTGAATTTCATAATTGGTGCTGTACTAATGTGCTTTTAATTTTATTATTAGTGGCTTTTTCACGATATACTTTTATTTTCCATATATCAGGGTTAATATAATCGTAGATAATCTTAACTTGATCATCATTTAACCGTGACAAAAAATCAATGGCAGTATCAGAATTATACAATACCCATGGACTGATCATACCTTGATATATTTTTTGACATAGACGATTTTCATTTAAAAACTTAAATGCGTCTTTAATTTGTATATTTTCATCACGACACATTTCTTCTAATGTGCCCAAACTACGATTTGTGGCATCATCAACATCTTCGGTTTTTAAATAATCGATTAAAAACTTAGAATATTCCTTATCACTACACCATAAATTAATTGGCACTTTATGTGAAATGAGATAATCAATAAAGTAATGAATGTTAATGACGTTAGTGTTTAAACAGTAGGTAGCAAACTGCATGAATGCCATATAGTATGGGCTACGTGTAAAATCAATATAATCTGTCTTTTTAGTTGATGGGTGATGTTTGGTGAAATAAAATTTCCACGCACCATGCGCATAACGATTTACTTGCATGTCACGTTCTAACCACCTACGTTTTGGTTCACAAAGATGCTTAATGAATAATTTTTCTCTGACAAAAACTTTATTACAAAATTCACATGTATTATTTGCCACACTGTTGCTCATACTCTGCTAATTCCTCATCAGTAACATGTTTAGATAAAATTTCAATATCAATTAATTTCATTGATGGAAATAATTGTGCTAATCGATACTTCTTATTTTGCTCAGTAGATAATTGTGTACTTAACTCACGAATAGACACAGTATCTGCAGTATTATATATTTTACTCAAATAATCCGAAAAATCTTTTGATTTACTATTGGTTTTTAATTCACTAATTTTATTGCTTAATTGTGGTATCCATTGGTGAAATTGTTTACCCATATCAGGACTAACTATACATAACATTAACCACTGCAATTTTGGATGACGTTGTACATACTCATTAAACACATGCTTATTGGCAAATTCTTCAGTTGCTAGTACGTAATACTTACCAACCTCACCCTGTTTTTTGATTGAACTAACCCAATGCAACATCATGTAGGGTACAAACTTCTTTTGTTGTTCCTCAGTTAAGCTATCAAAATATCCGTAGTCTTTGCGATCTAATGCGTCGAGTGCGGCAAATAGATCAAAGTCAACATTTTGTAATTTTAAATCAGAATCCTTCATTTGAGCCTAATGATAATGTTAGTAATGTCATTTCTTCCTCGTTACTGACCACATAATAAAATGTTTCTAAGTACATATCTTGAGTCACCCTAAAAGTAGTAACGATTGTTTTACCTGTTTTTTGTTTATACCAATCTCTTGTAGTTTTACAAACTAAAATGAGGTTAGGATCATCTATGCATGCTATCTCAAAGTCTTTTTTAATCCTATGATATTCATGTCTAGGAAGTTCAAACATTAAAATGCCTGTTTATAATCTACAATTTCACTATTACGACTAATTTCTTTAACAAAGTATATACAACGTGGTTTTTCCCCATCATCTATTGGTACACAAAGAAATTGACCGTTCTTTAACCTTGGTGCAAACCAAGTAACATCATGATATATATCAATAATTTCAATGTCAAGAAAGGTTGGTCTAAACCCACTAATAGGATTAAATTGAAATGCTTTAAATCCACGATCATTAATGCTTGTTAGTGGTACAGTTTCAAGATCACCAAACTCAGGTTCGCCAATCAATATTTGCCAATCTAAGGGCATCTTAATTGTTATATCATCAATGCGCAATACAAGCGCAGGACTGTTGAATGATTCTAAAAAGATTAACGGAATAAAAAAATAATCGACTGCGGTAGGATTGCTATTGTCTAGTATAGCAAACCGTAGATCATCAATTTCTTCGGGTAAATTTTCTAGATTAAATTTAACATCATCCAATAATAGTATGTTCATTTATAGTTCAACTTTTCCATTGTAAAAGGATAATTCGCTTCTTTGTAAAATGCTTTTCGCTGTGTCAAATGACGTTTAGAAAATTTACAACTTGAAGTAATATCCCATATTTGCACAAAATCTTTATCTTCAGCTTTGCGCAATCCACGCCCAATACTTTGTATTACACGTACGAAACTCTTACCTGGCTCGATAAAGACTAAATTAAAAATTCTTGGTATGTTAATACCTACTGCTGCTACACCATAGGTTGCAACAATAATTTTCTCATCTTGCACCGCAACCTCTGCATATTCTTCTTTACGTTTTTTATTGCTAGTTGTACCACTGACAAATACTGAATTAGGTAAACGTTTTACTAACTCTTTTCCTGCTGTAATACGATCTACCAATATAAGAGTATTACCACTTTCCTTTATTTTGTCAATAATATTGGCAATTTCATCCAACCTATTATCTTGTTCTAGTAAATATTTCAATTCACTTTGATAATTCTTAAACAGTGAATGATCTTGTAATTGTACTACGTGCACATGGCAGTTTGCCAATACCCCACGATCTTGTAAATCAGTTGCAGCTAGCTTATTAATAACAGGTCCAATACAAGTTAACAATGCCTCTGACGCAAACTTTTCTTTTGGTACTGTTCCTGTTAATCCCCATCGTATAGCTATTTTAGACATAGACCCACTTAACATTGATTTAAGCACATCTGCTTTAGCCATATGGCATTCATCAATAATCAATGCTACCACATCTTCAATAAATTCTTGTATCGTAATGTCACCAACACCATCTTGAGTATTTTTAATAATATTGTTTAAGCTTTGCCAAGTAACAATAGTATGTGTGCGTCCTAATTCTTTTCTGTCTCCAAAATATACACCAACATCTAAGTTTAAATTCTTATAATCTTCTTCAGTTTGTGTTACTAATGACTTGTTTGGGACAATAACCAAAGTCCTACCAAATGCCTCACAACTATGACTTAATGCTGCTGTAATCAATGTTTTACCCGCACCTGTGGCAATCTCTTGCACACATTGTGGATTGGCTAGAAATTGATTAGT